AATTATTGATTGGACAGCTGAAAACGCAGGAACAATACATTCAAGTAATTATACTAACACCACATATTCAGTTGGTGATGGCGGTTTAACGCAGAATAACTTTACAAATGCGGATCATAGTAAATTAGATGGTATTGCTGCTGGTGCAGACGTTACTCCATCATGGGTGCCAAGCTCAGATCCTAGTTATTTAACAGGTATAACTTCTAGTCAAGTAACTACAGCTTTAGGTTTCACACCTATGAACTCTGGTGTAATTACAATATCAGGAACTCAGTCACAAAAACTAGGCTACATAACAGTAACTCAAGCTGTAGATTTAGATGACATGGAAAGCAAAACTCATGACGCTTATGGTTGGGGTAATCACGCTAGTGCTGGTTATAGCACAGCTACAGGAGTAGCAAATAATGCAGATGTTACGCCTTCATGGGTACCAAGTTCTGATCCTGGTTATTTAACCGCTTCAGAATCTGTACAGGTTAATAATAATTCTGGTTTATACAAAGGATCTGGTAACACTCCAACTTTAAAAGTAGACTTAGACAACCTAGTTGCTTTTGATTCAGAATCAAACGAGATTGAAAAAATAGCAGGTGTAGATGACGAAGGTACTAGTACTGAAATACAAGCTGATCAATTTATGTACCAAACAATAGTTTGTCATTTTTCACAAACAAGTGGTTCTACGTCTGACTTTTTAATACCTATGAATCATAACTCTGAAGCTACATCAGCTCAATACTATCATATGTGGGTTCCACCTCATAATGGAAGAGTAGAAACAATGATAATGAAACATGGTCATGGATCTGCACCTACTTTAGCTTCATCTTCACCAACAAGATTTAGATTAGCTAAAAACAGTACAGTAGCTTCGTATTCGTCTAGTTACAAAACAAGAGTTAGGGTTGAAGGTAGAAGCGATGATTATTACTCGTACATACGTCAAGATGGTATTAACTTTGGTTTCAATGCTGGTGATAGAGTTTATTTTAAATTTCAAAATAGTTCTTCATCAACATTGTGGAGAAACTGTAGTGTTTCAATAGTAGTAAGATATAATTTAGTATAAAATGGCAAATATAAACGACAACATAAGAGGTAAAAAATTATTTAAGTCTGGTAGTTCAGGACAGTTAGCTGTTAGAGGTAGCGATGGTGAAATAACAATATCAAGTGAAAAAGCTACAGAATTAAACGCTTTAAATGATATATCTGAGATTTATAACGACGAAGCGTTGTTCCAGACAAATAAACATTTATTAAAACAAATAGAAGACTTAAGAGCAGATGTAGAAGAGCTACATGCTTTTACAAAAGCTGCTTTTGGTAAAGATTCTTCAGCTGCTAGTTCAAAAGGAGCTAAAGGTGACACAGGTGCTACAGGCGCACAAGGTCCTAAAGGTGATAAGGGTGATAAGGGTGATACAGGCGCTACAGGTGCTACAGGTGCAGCTGGTAAAGATGGTAAGGACGGTAGTGATGCTTCTGTTAGTGGTGTTTCTTCAGATGTAGTTGTAGTAGTTAACTCTAAAGGAGGTACAAGTACACTAGAATTTACTAACGGGTTGTTGAAAACAGTTAGTTAAGGTAAAAAACGTGAAAATAGCGTAATAATATAAATAAGTTAAATTAAATTAAAATTAAAATTATGGCAAAGAAAACAGATGATTTAAAAATCACAGACGAGCAATTACAAAACTTACAAGGTAAGATTAAAATTATTCAAAACATACAAACAGAAGTTGGTATGCTAGAAGCTAGAAAGTTTAACATGTTGAATCAACAAGCTATGCAACAAGTTGAACTAGGTAAATTGCAGAAAGAATTAGAAGAAGAGTACGGTAAAGTTAACATAAACGTTACCGATGGTACTATAACAGAGGTCAAAGAAGATGAAGCTGATAAGAAAGATTAGTATAGGTAAGGACTATAAGAATGAAGCAATGCATTATTCTGTAGATCAAGAAGTTTATGGAGGACATACTATTGACAGTATAATTGAAAACGAAGATAAATTTTGTATATTTATTAAAAAACAAGACGAAGTGCTACCATGGAAAGAGTTTAATAAAAACATGGCTATTGCAGTAGAGTTTAATTTGGAGTATTAATGAGAGGAATTTATAACTTTGTTATCGAACCTGTAGGCGAGAGATACAATAATGTAAAAAAAATAGGTGATAAAGATCTAATACTAAACACTAAAATGTTTACTCATCAGTTTGTAAATAGAGAGGGTTTAGTGTTAGAAACACCTATTATAAATGATACTGGTATACAAAAAGGAGATATAGTTATAGTTCATCATAACATTTTTAGACGTTATCAAGATATAAGAGGTAAGGAAAAAAATGGTAGATCATACTATAAAGACAATAAGTATTTTGTTTTTAGTGACCAAATATTTTTATACAAAAGAAATAATATAGCCTATCCATTAAAAGGATATACTTTTGTAAAACCAATAGAATCAAATGATATTTTTAATTTAAGCAAAGAAACTGAGTTGATGGGTATAGTAAAACATACAGACTCTAAAGACTTTAAAAAAGGTGATTTAGTTGGTTTTAAACCAAGCAGCGAATATGAATTTGTTGTAGACGGAGAGAGGTTGTATAGAGTATTAACACCAGCAATAACAGTTAATTATGAATATCAAGGAAACGAAAAAGAATATAATCCAAGCTGGGCATAGAGCAGTTGAAGAGTTAATTAAAGTAGCTAAAGAAGCTATTGTAGATAGCGATGATGATATATCAGCTGATAGATTAAAAAATGCCGCTGCTACAAAAAAGCTAGCTATATTTGATGCTTTTGAGATATTAAATAGAATACAAGACGAGCAAGACATGCTTGATGGTAAAGCTAAAGAAGAAAAGAAAGAAGAAACTTTTTCTGGTTTTGCTGAAAGAAGATCTAAATAATGGCTTACGAACAAACTTTATATAAGGTTGTAGAACCTATAAAAATAAACGTAATAAAAAGGCTTAATAAAAAGAAAGCCTGGGAATATGGATATAACAAAGAACACGATATTGTAGTTATATCTAAAACTGGTCAGATTGGTGAGATATATGAAATACAAAATTTACAAATAGCTTTACCTAAAATACCAAAAGAAGTACATAAGTTTAAAAGTGATAGGTGGGAGGTAGCAGAATATCCAAAAGAATTAAATAGAATTAAAACTATATTTGATTGGAAGCAATACCCACAAGATTTTAAAAATAAATATATAGATTATATTGAAAATGAGTTTAAAAGAAGAGAAGAAGGTTTTTGGTATTATAACAAGGGTAAGCCTACTTATCTTACTGGTACTCACTATATGTACTTGCAGTGGTCTAAAATTGACGTCGGGAAGCCAGACTTTCGGGAAGCAAATAGATTATTCTACATCTTTTGGGAAGCTTGCAAATCAGACAGAAGGTGTTATGGAATGTGCTATCTTAAAAACCGTAGATCGGGATTCTCGTTTATGGCCAGTGGAGAAACAGTTAATTTGGCTACAATTAGTTCCGATTCACGATTCGGCATATTGTCCAAATCTGGTCCCGATGCCAAGAAAATGTTCACAGATAAAGTCGTACCAATATCGGTCAATTATCCGTTCTTTTTTAAGCCGATACAGGACGGTATGGACCGTCCCAAAACCGAGCTCGCATATAGAGTACCCGCTAGTAAGCTCACAAGACGGAACATTACAAGCACCAGTGATCGTCCCGAAGCCTTACAGGGACTCGATACAACGATCGATTGGAAGAATACCGGTGATAACTCCTATGATGGGGAGAAACTCAAACTCCTCGTCCATGATGAATCAGGGAAATGGGAGCGCCCCAACAACATCCTCAACAACTGGAGGGTTACGAAAACCACCTTACGATTAGGTAGTAGAGTAATAGGTAAGTGTATGATGGGTTCAACGTCAAACGCTTTAGATAAAGGTGGTGATAACTTTAAAAGACTTTATAATGGATCAGACGTTACTAAACGAAATAGAAATGGACAAACAAGCTCAGGCCTATATAGTCTATTCATTCCTATGGAATGGAATTACGAAGGATTCATTGATTCTTTTGGGATGCCTGTCTTCGACACACCTGAAACTGAGACTGTTGGACCTTATGGCGAGACAATCGACACGGGAATTATCGAACATTGGACTAATGAGGTTGATGGATTAAAAAACGATGGAGACGCTTTAAATGAATTTTATAGACAGTTTCCACGTACTGAAGAACATGCTTTCAGAGATGAAACTAAAAATAGTATATTTAATTTAGCAAAAATATACGAGCAAATAGATTTTAACGAAGGGATAAACAGCTCTTCACATATAACCACTGGTAATTTTCAGTGGTTAAATGGTGTAAAAGATACAACTGTAAGGTTTTATCCAGATCCAAACGGTAGGTTTAAAGTTAGTTGGACACCACCATTAAATTTACAAAACAATATAGTAATTAAAAATGGACGTAAATCACCTGGTAATGAACACATAGGTGCTTTTGGCTGTGATAGTTACGATATATCAGGTACTGTTGATGGTAGAGGTTCTAAAGGTTCTTTACATGGATTAACAAAGTTTTCTATGGAAAACGCACCTCCTAACAGTTTTTTCTTAGAATATATAGCTAGACCAAAAACAGCTGATATGTTTTTTGAAGATGTTTTAATGGCATTAGTATTTTACGGGATGCCTTTATTAGCAGAAAACAATAAACCTAGGTTATTATATTATTTAAGAAGAAGAGGTTATAGAGGTTTTAGTATGAATAGACCTGATAAAGTTTGGAACAAATTATCTGTGGCTGAAAAAGAAATAGGTGGAATACCTAATTCTAGTGAAGATGTTAAGCAATCACATGCTGCAGCAATTGAAACATATATCCAAGATCATGTTGGTAATAAGTTAGATGGATCTCATGGGGATATGTATTTTAATGAAACATTACAAGACTGGGCTAAGTTTGATATAAACAACAGAACAAAGTTTGATGCTACAATAAGTAGCGGTTTAGCTATAATGGCTTGTAACAGACATTTATATAATCCTAACGCAAAAATAGAAAAAACTAAAATAAACATTAGCATGGCTAGATATAAAAATAAAGGTATGCATTCAACATTAATACAAGAATAATATGGCTGAGTCAGTTATAAAAGATTATTTTCCAAGTCAAGTCGCTAGCGACAAAGAAAAAATAACCTATGAGTATGGCTTGAAGGTTGGTAAAGCTATTGAAGACGAGTGGTTTAAAAGAGACGACAGCTCTTATAGATTTGCTAGTCATCAAAATAGCTTTCATAAGCTAAGACTATATGCACGTGGAGAACAATCAATACAAAAATATAAAGACGAATTATCTATTAATGGTGATTTATCTTACCTTAATTTAGACTGGAAGCCAGTACCTATTATACCTAAATTTGTAGATATAGTGGTTAATGGTATTGCAGAAAGAACATATGATATTAAAGCGTATTCTCAAGATCCTTACGGAGTTAGTAAGAGAACTACGTATATGGAAAAAATATTAAAAGATCTAAAAACTAAAGAATTAAATGACTTTTCTAAAGAAATGTTTGGTGTTGATATTCAGTTGACAGATAAAGAGATTATGCCAGACACAGAAGAAGAGTTAAAGCTACACATGCAGCTTACATACAAACAAGCTGTTGAACTAGCAGAAGAGCAAGCTATAAATACTTTGTTAGAAGGTAATAGATATGAATTAATAAAGAAAAGATTTTATTATGATTTAGCAACAATAGGTATTGCAGCGGTAAAAAACAACTTTGAGCAGTGGTGTTACAGTAGATTATGTTGATCCTGCTAATTTAGTTTATTCTTATACTGAAGATCCTTATTTTGATGATATATACTATGTTGGTGAAGTAAAGGTTATACCTATAAATGAGTTGATGAAACAATTTCCTCATCTAAGCATTGATGACTTAAAAGATGTTACAACTCAAGGTTATAAAAGAAGTGGTTATTATAATAAAAGTATACAAGGTGGTGGTGATGTAGATAAAAACCAAGTACAAGTATTATATTTTAATTATAAAACATTTGCTAAAGAAGTTTATAAAGTAAAAGATACAGCAACAGGTGGTAGTAAAATATTAATTAAAGATGATACTTTTAATCCAGTTCTTGATGAAGCTTTAGAAGCTAGATTTGGTAAGCTTGAAAGACAGATAGAAGTTTTATATGAAGGAGCGATGGTTTTAGGTACTGATAAATTACTTAAATGGGAACTTGCTAAAAATATGATGAGACCTAAAAGTGATTTTACAAAAGTTAAGATGAACTATAACATCGTAGCTCCTAGAATGTATAAAGGTAAAATAGAATCACTAGTAAGTAGAATAACTGGTTTTGCAGATATGATACAGCTTACGCATTTAAAATTACAACAAGTGTTATCACGTATGGTACCAGATGGTATTTATTTAGATGCCGATGGTCTTGCTGAAATAGATTTAGGTAACGGAACAAACTATAATCCACAAGAAGCATTAAACATGTTCTTCCAAACTGGTTCTGTTAT